ACCATCTGCAATACCCGCAGCTCAAAAAGCGGGTATTGAAGGAGTGGAGTTCTGTGTACGGCCCTGATAATCGCCGCGCGGACGTCCCTTTGATTGAAAAGAAGGCTTCTGGGCAGTCTATTATTCAAGAACTCAGGCAATCCAAGATTCCGGTGATTCCTTACAACCCGGGAAGAGCGAGCAAGCAGCAAAGAGCTCACACCGTAGCGCCAATACATGAAACCGGGTGCGTGTATATTCTGGAGTCGTCAGTAGAGCCGGGTAAGTTTGTAAAATGGGCTACGCCCTTTGTCACGGAAGTCACGATATTCCCCAATGGTGCGCATGACGACTATACGGACACGTACACTCAGGCGCTGACATATCTACGTGACACTGGTTGGATTGCAACGCCAAGTGCTGAGGACGAAGATCCTGAAGATGAGTACGCGGACGACACAAATGCGTCTGCCAACCCCTATACAAGGTGACAAATATGCCTAAATTTGAGGTAGTTCAGATCCCGTGCACCACTGTGCAAGACATTCCAGGAATGCTACGTAACTTGGCGAACGACATCGAGTCCGGCGAGCTTGGCAATGTCAGTCAAGTTGTGTACGTGCTAGACGCCGGAGAAGGCGCTGTGGACGTCGGCCTGCTAGGCACGGCGGCAGCGGTTGGAGCGGAGGCATACCTGCTGCTAGCTGCAGGGCAGAAGCACATTCTTGGGGGCATTCTGTGAGCGGCTTGACAGGGGCCTTAGGGCTTATTCAAAAGCTACTGGGCCGCAAGGCACCAGAAGTGCCTATGGAAGAACTCAGAGCTTTGCGCCGAGTGCTGCACCCGGCAGGTGACCCAGCAGCAAGAGAGGCGCTGTACACGCCTCCTACGTCTGAGGCACAGAAACTCACCGACAACGAGTTCAATCGGCGTATGATAGCAACTGAAATGCAGAAGAAGCTGGACGAAGTGCCAACTACCGCGTTTTACAGGCCGGACAACTCGCTTGCCGGAGCCTACCAGCTTAGCCCTGACAAGTGGGACACAGACCTATCGTATCTGCTATCGAACCAGCCAGGACTTGGCACGCAGCTGCTTGAGGACGCCTACCGAGCCGCAAAGCAACTTCAGCCAGACCGCCGAGTGCGCTTGAACGCCATTCCCGGCTCTGAAGAGTTCTACCGCAAGCAAAAGCAGTATGGCTGGAACGAAGGCGTGCAAGAGGGCATGCCTGTGTTTATTCGCAAGGCCCAGGGCGGCTTGGCACAAGCTAGGAGAGCATTGTGAGCACAGGAGCAATCGGCGCTCTTACAGCGTACCTCGAGGGCTTAAAGCGCACCGCCAAGCGTAACTTTGGCGACGTACGCGGAAACCCAAACGACTTTGGTCGTATGGCAGCCGCCCGCATGGACGAAGACATGACCAAGCGGCTCAAGGACCCTACGTCAGCGCTTGGCTACACGACAGGGCCGGTAGGCGGCCTAGCCGGGATCATACGGCGTGGCGGTAGGCCTGAGTTGAACATGGTCCATAACTCCTCCAGGTACCCCGAGGAAATAGCTAAGCTCATAACAGAAAGAGGCTCGCTGTCTAGTCCGTCTATTGCCATAGCTAAGGATAACATTTATCCTTTTGAGAAAACCTCTACGTTTGTCTTCAACCCCGCCAGTCCTTTGTTTGATCCTGCTCAGCACAAAGGCAACCAGCTGTTCAGTCGTGACGCCTACACGTTCCGTAGTAAAGACCCGAAAGCCGTCCCTCCGAATATCAGGCGTAACTTCGGCGACATGCGCTTCTCTGAAGGCTACTACCCGGACAAGAGCCAAACATGGGCTATCAGGTCTTCTCCCAGTTTTAGGTCTTTTGCAGAGTACGAGGGAAGCAAGTCCGGCGCCAAGACACTAGGCAAGTTCACCGATCGCGATAAGGCTTACGCAGACCTACTGAGTAGCGACCTCACAGCGTGGATGACGCATAAGAACGGCCGTTCTCCAAATAGGCGCTCGCCTGGTGTGTTTAAGCAACTGCAGGACTCAGCCCGAGCCGGTGACGAAAACGCGCGGTTCATACTGGAAGAGTTTAGAAAGCTGCCGTCTGAGTACGCCGAGCTGAAGGTGTTGGGCGAAGTACCAATTAACCCGCGCAATGTGTCGGCAATAATGCTGCGGGACTTTGATCTTACAAACGACCCTCCAGCGGTAGCACTGCTGCGAAAAGCTGCCGAGGACCGAGGTGTTCGTGTAGGCACTCCCAAAGAGCTTCTGCCTCCGGAGCACAAGGGCTTGTACGATGACACCGTAGGAGCACTTGGGCAGTACTTGAAGCGAGGGCAGGCCGACCCGGCTAGTGCTGCTCCTTTTTCAAGCAGCCCTGAGGTGGTTAAAAAATACATGGACGAGTACACGTACAAGGAGGCTTTGAACGGGCGGGTTGACGTTGACAGAGACCTGGCTAACTATATTTACGATTCCCCACAATTCGGCGCGGATGTAGCGGGGTTCCTTACGACCAAAGATGCCAGCAAATACAGGGGCAAATAATGGACAGAGACGAAGAGCTGCGGCGTCGGCGCGGAGAGCATACTCGCTCCTACTCCCAAGACAGGTCTATTGGCTCAGGCGACAACGCCAAGGCTATTGTGCGTGGTGTTAAGCAGTGGCTGCCTGACATTCCGGGCGCTGTAGGCGACCTTGCGGATATGCTGTACGCAAGAGGCGCCAATGTGCTACAGGGCCAGAAGAAGCGCTCAATAGCGCCGCTAGGGCTGGGCCCAGCTATTCGGCGTCGCATTAAGCAAACGCCCGCGCTTGAGCAGGTAGAAATGCGGGCTACACCTGAGACTGACTGGGTGGAGGAGGGCGTCAGGTTTGCCAACCCGGCAATGTTCATGAGCCCTAAGAATATTGCGCAGCTCGGAGGCCTTGCTCTGGCAGGAGGCGTGCCAGGTGCTGCCATGGCAGTTGTAAAGCCGCGAGGTGGTAACTGGTACACTGCAAAGGACACGCAGCTCAGTACTGTCTTGGGCAGCCTTAAAAAGAATGGCAGACAGGCCGGTACTGAGGACTTCAATAAGTGGCTTGAAGGGCCTCTAGCGAAGTATATCAAAAATGGCCTGGCCACAGAAGACGACCCTATTCGCAAGCTTCTTAACTCTGAAAATCCGGTATCGCACGTCAATACCGGCCGGCTGCTAGACATGGCAGCTGACCCGCACACTAGTTCCGCTGCTGCCGCAAACAGGCGGGCGGCAGGATCAGAGGGACGCATGCCTGCACTGCCGATAACTGAAGCCGCAAAGGCATGGAATGACCTAGCAGACGCGGCAGTGGCACCCAGGCCTGCCGGTGGGGTGTATGAGCGGTTCAAGCTTATAAACGAAAACCACCCTATGGCGGCAGACTGGGTGAAGAACTTACCAGAGAACTCCCCCATATACACGCCAAGTCTAGACTTCGGTTACAAGCTAGGCCTAGACCACCTCGCTGACGAGCTCTGGAACGCATCACGGCGTAACTCAGACTTGCCGCCAAACCTGCGCATAAAGCCTGAGGACTTTCAGCAGCTGGGCATTGAGAAAGCTGTCAGACACGTATCCGACATTAACAACTGGCGCGCAAATAAGAAAGCAGACGCGTCCCAGGGGATGCTCTCGGGGCCCGGTGTTAAGCTACTGCGCGAGTACCCTGAAAACAACCCTAAAGGCTTGCGCTGGGTTGAGATCAATGACGACTACACCTCGTACAAGGATATGGACGAGGACGCTGCTATGGAGGCCGCCGCAGGCGCTGTCCAAAAACAGCTGAAGTACGAAGGCGACACCATGGGGCACTGCGTTGGAGGCTATTGCGACGACGTGCTGAGTGGCACGGCCCGTATTTTCTCGCTTCGTGACGCTAAGGGCGAGCCGCATGTTACTGTGGAGGTGGCGCCTACTGACATTGGAGACATAATTCAGCAGATTAAGGGCAAGCAGAACCTACCTCCAAAAGACGAGTACCTGCCGTTTGTCCAGGACTTTATCCGCAAGCCCTATCACGGCGGACAGTGGCATGACGAGATTGGCGACTTTGGCAGTACAGGTCTGCTAGGCACTTCAAAAGGCTTCTACACAAAAGACGAGGCCTACAAAATGCTAGCGGACCCGGCGTACAAGGAGCTTGGCCCTGAGCTTCTCGATGCTCTGGATTCTGTTCATACGCCAGGCACCAATCCTGAGTACGATGCCATTCTCGAGGCTTACCGAGCTCAAAATCCTGGGTATGCGCAAGGCGGGCTAGTGGGCAGGCAGGACTTTGGCGGAGTAGTAGGTTACATTCTCGACTAAGGCACGTAGAATCTTAGCATACTGTGTGCCGCATAAGGGCTAAAACGTGGAAAATGAACTGAACCCGCTTACTTTGGGCGAAATGCCTGAAGAGTACATTGAGAACGACGACGGCTCGGTAGACGTGCCAAGTGATTTGTTTCTTGACGGCGCTGATGTACCTGAGTTCAGCGCAAACCTGGCAGAGGTGTTCAGCAGAAGTGTGCTTACTAGGGCTGCCACTGAGCTTGTAGATCTTATTGAAAAAGACCGCGAGGCCCGCAAAAAGCGTGACAAGCAGTACGAAGAAGGTCTTCAACGTACCGGGCTTGGCGACGACGCGCCAGGCGGGGCCGAGTTTGCAGGCAGCAGCCGTGTTGTACACCCGGTACTGGCCGAGGGCTGCGTAGATTTTGCGGCAAGAGCTATTAAAGAGCTTTTTCCGGCTGCCGGCCCAGTCAAAGCATTTGTAGCAGGCGAGGTAACGCCGCAGAAGCTAGAGAAGGCTGACAGGAAGCGCCGGTTTATGAACTGGCAGCTTACCACGCAGATTCCGGGTTATCGTGATGAGCTTGAGCAGCTTCTGACGCAGCTGCCAATGGGCGGCAGTCAGTACCAAAAGTTTCTGCAGAACCCCGTTACAGGCAAGCCTGAGACGGAGTTTGTACCCATTGACGAGTTGTTCCTGCCGTACTCCGCCGCCAACATCTATACAGCCGCGCGGGTCACGCATCGCCAGCAGATCACAAAGTACGAGCTTGAGCGGCGCGTAAAACGAGGTCTCTACGTTGACGTTCTTGGGCAGCCGTCAGGCACGCTGCCCGAGCAGAGCGCTTCTTCCCAGGCAAATGACAAGATCGAGGGTAGAGAAGACAGCGGTTTCAACGAAGACGGCCTGAGGGCAGTGCTCGAGGTGCATGTCTGGTACTCGTTTGACGAGGACGAGCTGACAGGCGGAGAACAGGCGCCGTATATCCTGACCATTGACGAAGAGACTGAGGAAGTACTCGGTCTCTATCGTAACTGGCTGGAAGAAGACCCCACGTTTCAAAAGCTTGACTGGTTTGTTGAGTGGAAGTTTATTCCATGGCGCGGAGCTTACGCAATTGGGCTGCCTCACTTGATTGGCGGACTGAGCGCTGCGCTAACTGGCGGTTTGCGTGCTTTGCTGGACAGCGCGCACATCAATAATGCCGCAACAATGCTCAAGCTTAAGAGTGGGCGAATTGTCGGGCAGAATACGCAGGTTAACGTAACACAGGTTTGTGATATTGAAGGCCCTGCTGGCATTGATGATATTCGCAAGCTGGCCATGCCCATGCCGTTCAACCCGCCTAGCCCGGTTCTAATGGAGCTGGTAAACAACATCTACGGCCTGGCTAAGGGTGTTATTGCCACCGCCGAAGAAAGCATGAACCAGGTGGGCAATCGCACGCCGGTCGGCACAACACAGGCACTACTTGAGTCCGGCAGTGCAGTGTACTCGGCCATTCACGCCAGACTGCACGAAAGCCAAAAGCGCGCGCTTCAGATCCTACACCGTATCAACGCTCGGACTCTGGATAATGAAGTAGTCTTGGCGGAGTTTGGTGAGAGCCTTGTTACGCGAGAAGACTTTGTTGGCACGCCCGACGTCATACCCGTCAGTGACCCAACAATCTTTTCTGAGACACAGCGGTTTGCCCAGGTGCAGTCCTTGGTCCAGATGTCTGCGGACCCGAGCGTGCCGTGGAACAAGGTAAATATCTACCGGCGTGCACTTAAGCAGATGCGCCTGGAGGCCATCGACGAGCTGCTGCCTGCTCCACCGGAGCCAGTTACTAGTAGCGTTCTTGAGGAAAACTTCAAGGCTGCTCAGGGGACGCCTTTAAAGGCCGCTTCTGAGCAAAATCACGTTGCGCATATCAAAAGCCACCTGGCTTTTGTGGCCTCGCCCCTGCAGATAGCAAACCCGCTCATTCCGCCTCAGGTTTTGATGGGCCTGCTTAGCCATATTGGAGAGCACGTACAGATGTTGCAGCAGCAGGTTGTGTCGCAGGCAGCTGCTCAAGTTGCTGCTACCAACTTTGGCCTAGACCAGGACACCGTCTTTATGACTGCGCAAGAGCAGGCTGAGGAGTACCTGACAAACATGCTAGGGCCCACTATTCAGCAGGTACAGGCTTTGCAGCAGCAGCTCCAGCAAAAGATGCCGCAGCAAGCCCCCATGCCGCCTGAAGTTCAAGCTAGCATACAAATTGCACAAATGGACATCGAGCGTAAGAAGGCTTATGACCAAGCGCAGCTTCAACTTGAGCGCGAGGCTCTTGGTGCTAAGCTTCAAAGTGAGCAAGCTTCTGCGGCACTGGAGCAAGCTCAGGCAGAAGCCTCGCAAAGACTGACCGAGCAGCAGGCGGCTTTTGACGCCAATACTACCACGCAAAGACTGATGTTTGAGCGTGAAAAAGAGCAGCTTAAAGCCCAGATTGACCTGCTGACAAACAAAGCCAGCAATGAGCAGAAGCACCGCACTGAGGTAGCTAAGAACCATGAAGACAACTTTACTAAGCTGGTTATTGAACGTGAAAAGATGGAAAACCAAACGTTGAGTAGCCTGGCAGACTCCCTGTTCGGTTCCGAGGGTGAAAGTCAAAGTCCCGCTTAACAATCTGCCGTAAAATGTGCTAGTCTGTCCTAGGAGATAAACATGTCAAAAGTCGTAAGTCAGCACAAGCGTATGGCCATGGGTCAGCCGGTGCCGCAGGGCAAGGGCGTTAAGCAGCTTGCCAAGGGTGGTCCTTTCAATGCAAAGCAGCCTAAAGATTGCGGCTGCAGCGGCCCTGCAAAGAAAGGCTCCAAATAATGGCACGCTTCAAGATTACCTGGGCGAGCGGCCTCGAGACTGAGTACGAGCAGTCTGATTGCCACACAGTTGAGCAGTTTATTAACTGCCGTTTTGGAGCCGGCGCCAAGCTTACTGCCAAAGTGGAGATTGTTGGCGAAAAGGTGGAGGTAGCACCTGAGCCTAAGGCTGCTAAGCCCACGGCGCCTGAGCCCAAGGCTGCTAAGCCAGTAAAATGAGCGACAGAGTTTTGCTGAAGGCCAGGCAGTTTATCCAAGCTGACCTGGCCGATGTAAATACCGCCCTGCTAAAGGGCAATTTTGAAACGCTGTACCAAGTTGGCACGCTGCAAGGCAAGGCACAAGGTCTTGTAGACGCGCTAGCTGCAATTGACGCAGCCCTCAACGAGTTAGACGACTCGGATTAATAGGAGTTTAGTATGATTTCTGCAGCAAAGCTTGAAGAAGCTTTTCCGGATGTAACACCTGGCGTGAAGCCTTTAGGCGCACGGGTGTTGGTGCAGCTCCGCACCGTGCGTGCTAAGACCGTGTCTGGCATTGTGCTTGTTGACGACACCCGCGACTTTAATAAGGCCAACACGCAGCTGGGCAAAGTCATTGCGCTCGGGCCTATTGCCTTCTGCAACCGCGAAACTGGTAAAACTTGGAACGAGGGAGTTTGGGCGGAGCCTGGTCAGTTTGTGCGCATCCCCAAGTACGGCGGGGACCGCTTCCAGCGGAAAATCCCAGGCACTGAGGAGACTGCTGTATTCTGCATCTTCTCTGACCATGAGCTGATTGCTCGTGTGGACCCCGAGGCTTTTGAAGAGCTTGACGAGATTTTGTGATGACCTCAAATTTTAATTTTGGGCAGGCTCTGGAGCTACTTAAGCAGGGCAAAAAGGTGGCGCGTGCTGGGTGGAATGGCAAGGGCATGTGGCTGCAACTCGTAAATGGGCGCAGTGTTCAAATTCATGGAATGGGATTTGTACCTCTCAACGAGTATGACTACGGCTGGCGTGATCGAGTACCTGAACTTCTGTCATGGATTGGTATGAAGACCGCAGATAACAAATTTGTTCCCTGGCTGGCTTCCCAGACCGACATGCTGGCTGAAGACTGGGTGATTGCAGAATGATCGAGCAACGCAAAATCACGCCTGAAGACATAGAGGCGGCCATCGTGGCTGAGCATTACTTCACTGCCGCTGAGGGCCTGGGGGGTTCTTGCAATGGATATAAGTTGCTGGACAAAGTGAATGGAGCTCTTGACCAGGTGACCTTCTGCGTTCTTGTCCTGCGCAACGGAACCAAGATATCGGGAGTCAATTACGGATCAATTGACCCCGCTCAACACTCTGCTGAGGATGGCCGCAAGTACGCTAGGGAGAACGCTATTGAGCAGATCTGGCCTCTACTGGGTTATGAGCTGCGTACCAAGTTGCTGGCGCAACAAGGCTGTTTGTTTTAAACAACTTCTGAAATAGGAGCTATCATGGACGGTATTGAGTTTGACGACGACGGCAACGTTGTTGAGGAAGTAAACAACATTGAACAGCACGAAGAGCCTGACAACAAGGCTGCTGAGCAGGACACCGAAGAGCGAAGTGGACAGAACAGCGATGACTCCGACGATGGTGCTGAGGAGCCGGTAAACGACGAGTCCATTACGGACGACGAGCGTGAAGCCATTCGTGCCCGCCGTCGTGAGGAGCGCAAGAACCGTAAGCAGCATGCCAAAGAGC